TTACAAATTAGATAACGCTTTGACTGCTAAAGCAGACTGCTGTTTATTGGCAACATCTAAAAGGTGTGAGTAGACTCTGAGAGTTATTGTAACATCAGCGTGACCCAGGCGGTGTGAAATATAATTGATGTCGACCCCCTGCGATAGCAAATAAGACACATGTGTATGTCTCAATCCGTGAAAAGTAATCACCGGGCTAATTCCTAGAGATGGTAACAGCCTACGTAGATCAGCGTTGATTGTTCCATCACGTAAAACTGAGTGTCGATAGCTCATGAAAACAAGCTGATCAGGATCTCTAAAACCGTGCCGCATAAAATATTCATTTTGCTGTCTGTGTAGCTGTCTAAGCAATTGTAATAGGTCATCGGTAACTTCTATCGTTCTGACGCTAGAGGGTGTCTTAGTGGCCTTAAATCCGCCTCCTGAGAGCCAGTCCCAAGTCTTGGCTATGCGAATCGTTTTGTTTTCAAAATCGATATCCGGCCATGTCAGCCCAATCACTTCTGCAAAACGAGCTCCCGTATCAACTCCGGCAGCAATGACATAATTATACATGTGAGTCATATCAGCATGCGAGTAACAATACTTTTTAAGCTTTTTATAGTCAGACGCCTGTAAATATTTTAGGGCCGTGTCTTTTCCTTTACTACCCGGTATGCTTATATTATTTGCAAAGTTACGACTAATTAGAAGATCATCCATTGCACTGGCCGCCATTGCTTTGACATATTGGTGAAGATTGCGAACGGTTCCGCGCGCACGTTTCTTGGGGGCATGACCTTTAGGCTTGTGCCGAGGTGCAACGGTACCAGCTGCATAAGCATTGAGAAATGTTTGATAATCGCTGCGTGTAATGTCTTTAATTTTGGTATTAGGTCCAAAATATGACAGTAGTGCTTTACGAATACCAGGGTAGTGTGACTCCGTAGCATTCGAATGTTTGCCAAGTTTAAAAGCACTGAGCCACTGGTCCCAGTATTCAATTAGCGTAATATTAGCATGATCAATTTTGGCACCGTATGAGGCGTCAATTTCGACCTTGGAGGCTGCTAATTTTGCAGCAGATTTACTTCTGAATCCGCCTTGGCTTGTTGTATGGTATTCGCCATTAATATCTTTGTAGCTGACACGATATTGCCACGAATCTCCGCGCTTACTAATACTGGCCACATTTACACCTCCTTGTGCTACAATGCAGACGGGTGCTACTGCACCCATCACACAGTCATGGATCCATAAGGCGTCTACCCATTCGGTTGGGTAGGCGCTTTTGTCGTTACTTTCTCCTGCTTGCTTTTTTCTTGTTAAGCGCCTCGTTTACGTTACTGAGTGGAATGTTTTTGATGAATCGTTTCTCTCTTATTCTAGAAAAGGGGACAACGATCTTGTGGTTTAGTTCTGTTTTTTCTTTATCACTGAAGACCTCGGTGTTTGAAATGTCTAGGAGAACTGAGTGCTCATATTTTTTGATAGGTTCTCCTTCAAAATTTTTCCAGCTTTTTTCTCCAAACTTATAAGAGCTTACTGTAATTGGCTTCATAGGTTTTACCTCCTACAATCTGTGTGGCTTCTTTAATGTTTTGAGGAAGTAGGCGCTTTTTGTGATATGATTAAGTGAATTAAATTCATGCATGACTCATAAAAATGAATAATTTTCAAAGCCAGGTAAATGAAGACTGCATTAGCTGAAATGGGTCTTCTGCAACCCTTTGTTTCGAATTGTTGGAATTTTGACCATTATTATAGTTGATTTTCAAAACGTGCATATGTTTGATAGACATGAGGGCTTCATGAACAAGCTGCCGTGCGAGTGCTAGATTGTATTCAGAAGCGTATCCGTTAAATGCACCATCTCGAATTTGAGGAGAAAACTTATTGTGCACCATTCTGTAATATTTTTCCTCCAGCTCATCATCCACATGGGACCCGCCATCTTGATTGGCCAGAAACTTGATGATTTCCCATCTAGAAAACGATTCTCCATTGGATGCCATTATAATATCTGACCACCAAGCATCAAAAGGTTCTTTCTTTTCCGGTTGCATGTCCGGCTCATAGCAGTTTGGAAAATATCTATATGTGCCGCTGATAACTTTTGAAATAAATACCGGACCAGTATAAAGAAACTCGTTTCCTTCGTTCCAGGTTGTGGATATGAAATGATTTAAGGGCAAAGAAGATATTCTTTTCACCAAAGGATCGCTATTCATTTGCTTATAGAATAGTGTTCTCATAGCTGGCATCGCCATCTTAATCCTAGATCGATAGCCTGAGTCGTATGATTCAGCCGCACTGGCAAGGAAATCTACTTGTTCCGAAAAACTTTTAAACAGTTCCTCATCGGTTTTAGCGATTCTATTCAATGGCTTATGTTTTTTCAAGGGAGGTCCTCCAAATGGAAAATGGCATATATATCGTTGACGAAAAAGACGAAGTATGGGATATCGACGAAGCATCGGGCATGTATGGCATGTTTTCAAGTAAACCTAATATTGGGCCAAACGAGGTTGCTGCACTTTTGTCTGGTAAGGCCCTTGTTGATCTTTCAGATGGTGAATATATTCACTGGATTCAATTGACACCAGATGCTATAAAAACAGCCAAATTGCGACAGTAGTTACGTTTGACAGAAACAACTGTTCCCCGGCCCCAGTGGCCGGGGGCTTTTTTGTATCCATCCAACGTTCAGTTAAATATTTCAATGTTTTCATCATGACCGGTGTCATCATCGCAAGCTGTCGTTGCGCCAGCCAACAAAACGATGAGTAAGAGAGTAACTATCTTTCTTAGCATGATGGTTCACCTTCTTTATTGGTGTGCGATACAAGCCCCACTCTCCGGCTTGCACGGGGACGCCGCTTGCGTGGGGGAAGAAACTAATCACCGTAGTCATCGGGTGCAGTTCCGGCGTCATCAATCTTCTTGGCCAAAGCCAATGGAACTGTGATTTTACCACCCATGGTTGACTTGTAAGTGGTGGTACCCAAGCTTTCAGCATAGAAGGTGATCTTGTCATTTTCTAGAATTCGAGAGCCGTTCATAATATCTGGATCATAACCGACCATAACTACATTGTCATAATTACCATCAACTGCAACACGTAAATCAGTTTCATCGTCACCCTCGACGACTTGAATTACTTTTCCTGTGAGGGTGATGTTCTTATGCTTGTAGTCGTCTGGAGTCCGTGCCAACTGTTCATAAGTAATCCCTGTATTGTAGTCAGCTGCGTTGAATGTTTCTGCGCTCGATGATTCCTCGCTATCTGAATCGTCACTATCAGATTCTTCATAACTGTCATCATCGTCTTGCGACGATTTTGCCTTTGATGATTCAGCTTTTGAAGACGAACTAGACGCAGCTGACTTGTTACTTTCTCCCGAATAGGTGCCAATCCAAAAAAAGATTGCAATAAATGCTATCGCCGACAACGTAGTAATAATAAGGTTCCGCTTTAGTTTTCTCGAATCCTTTCGTTGAACTATAGACAATGTGCCAAATATTGCAGCCAATAGGAGCGATCCCAAAAAGGCAATTAAGATAAGTAGTTCCATTATTCCCCTCCAAAAAAGCCAGCTTTTTACGTCGATCAGATTTTGGACGTAGCATAGTCCTTGGCTAAATTAAAAGATTGCGTTGATAGTATGAATTAATTGAAGATGATGCAGTGTCTTCGAGCCAACTCGGTATTGCCAAGTCATTCATAAACTGAAATAGATTCGCTTCATCAGCTTCTAAATCTTTAAAGTACATCGGAATGACAATTGAAAGTGCTCGCTTATTAGCATTGCCCTCAGTTCTACTTTTGGAATAAAAGTTTGAATATTTGAATTTACCACGATCACCGTTTAGAACATGCGAGCATTCGTGTGCTGCTTGAAAAGCCATCTCGTTTGGCTGATACCAGTTTGAGTTTAGAACAATCAGCCTCAATTCAGTGTCGCAAGTTGGTGGTGTTTCGGAGTTGTCAAAGGGTACCATGCTATAGCTGATGTTGTGGTCATATGCATAGTTGAGAACATTAGCAAGCATTTCATTCATGGTGCTTACCTTTTTTCTTGCGATAACTGTCAAGAATGTAACGGAGAGTTTCCATGTCCTCTTCTGGAATAGGCTTACCTTGATACATAAAAAGGTTGTCATCAGCAAGGTCAGGTGGTTTAACAGATGACTTAGGCGAAGGGTTATCCGTATTACCCAATAGATAGTCCACAGAAACGTGAAGAACATCTGCCACTGCTTGCAGTTTGTCAGCGGAAGGTTGCGAGGTTTTCCAACGGTAGATCGCGTTTTCTCCAATGCCAGCTTTAATAGCAACTTCTTTGACATTCAAGTTAAGTTTCTTTCCTGTTTCTTTTATACGGTCAAACAGCATATCTTAAGCGCTCCTCATTCAGAAGAACGTTATAAATACCGAATTCAGTAAAATTGTCTTTACAAAAATACCGAATACGGTTATTATAAGTTCATCAAGTAATTGAGCAATATACCAATAAGCCCTTACCGGTTTACACTTTGACAAGATTTCCAGTAAGAGAAATTATATTAGGCTATTTGCTATGCCCAAATAGTACCGCATTCGATACTAAATTTCAACTGCTTGATTAATTAATTAAATGTAGGAGGTGAGTACATGGTAAACGTGCAGCTCAATTGGACTGCTAATCGTAATGACTGGAAAGGCTACTTATTACATTTGAATTTGTCACAACTCGACATTGCAAAATTTCTCGGGATTAGTGATCAGGTGATGGCAATTCTGGTTAAGAAGATGACTGATGGTCAGGGATTAACTGCTAATCAACTTGACAAAGACCGTTGGAAGCGAGCTATCGAGTACGTCAAATATAAGCAGTTACAGCAAAAGGAGGAATTATAAATGAATGAACCACAACCAATTGAACAAAACGGCCAGCGTGTACTGACCACCGAACAACTAGCAGAACTGTATGGGACAACTGTTGGAGTCATCCAAATGAACTTTAAACGAAACTCGAATAAGTTCATTGAAGGAAAGCACTTCTTCAAGTTGGAAGGCGAACAACTTCGGGCATTCAAGAACGAACCAACAAATTGTGGGTTCGTTGGGAAAAATGCAAGTGTTCTCTATCTCTGGACTCGCCGCGGTGCCGCACGTCACTCGAAAATGCTTGGCACAGATCAGGCTTGGGATATGTTTGACAGTCTGGAGGAGAACTACTTTAATCCGAAAGCCCGGCTTCCACAGACGCCAGAAGAAAAGCTTGCTTTAACCATGGAAGTTGCTACTCGAACTGTGAAACGGATAGAAAAGCTTGATGGCCGTGTCACTGATCTGGAAGAAAACGTTTTGTTGGCACCAGGTGAATATAACTACATCAGCAAACAGGTCAATCGAGCTGTTGCAAATTATCTGGACGTGCATCACTGCAAGTTTAACGCAAAACAGCGCAGTCTCTTTTACCGCGATATTAACCACGAATTGAATGACTACATCGGGGTGAAGACGCGTACACAGTTACGCAAGAAAGATTTCGATAAGGCTGATGACTTTATCCAGAATTGGACGCCATCAACAGCGACCATCATGAAAGCACGAGAGATTTCATTATTTGAAGATCAACAACGGGAGGCTGTCTAAATGGATAAAGAAAACGAAAGCGCTCGTGAATACTATTTAAAGGAATTTAAACGGGAAAACAAGCCTGCAATGTTAGGCGAAAATATCCAAAAAGTTGGAGCCCAGATTGTCGAAGTTATGAAAAAAGAAGACTTTACGTATGACCAAGCATACGTAAGCCTTCAATATGCATACAACCTTATTCGGTATCAGTCGAACTTTTTGAAACTAAGCTAGCTGGTTCAACATCGCCTAAGAGGGAAAAGTCCAAGAATGGAAGAGTCACGTTGCTTTCTAGGAAACTGACATTCCAAACTTTTGTACTATCTGTTCCTTTTTTACCTGAAAGCTGACTGTCATCAATAGTATCGAGAAGCTTGTTCAAAAGAATGCTGGGGTCCTCGATAAGAAATTGGTTGCTCACGACACTGAAATTGAACTTTTCATACAGTAAATGGCGCGTAACAGCAAATATATCAATGTTCTTACAAGGGTCAGATACTGATTCCGAAAACGCTTCAATCACAGGCTTACGTGTAAGGATTGGACTGTTGCCGTTTCCAACCTGGTACGAGTCAAAGGTTGCAAAACCGTGATTAGTTTTCCAAATCAGCGAAAGCTGTGACTTAGCGTGAGAAAACTCTTTAAAACAAGCAACCGCGTATTGAAGCTGTTGTACTTTATCAAGTTCCATATTAATCACCTCCTTTCGGTTTCATTATCCGTCAGGGGGCGATCACAGGAAAGGAGGAAATGCCATGCCGTTGTTGCAGGTTGTTGAAGATGATCAGATTTCAAGCAAAAAGTATTTAGCGGTTGAAGAAGAAGAACTGGCAAAGATGATCGAGGAGAACCAAGAGTTAAAACGCAAGCTAGCAGCACGTGGCATGTGGACGCTCACAACTGCAACAAGCTATGTCGAAGGGCATAACAACACGTGGGTAGTTAACAACATCTTGAACGTCCCACGATTCCACAAGTTCTTGCAAGATACCGTGGTTTCATATCCACCGCCTGGCAAAAAGGGGTATCTGTTTCATCCGAAACCATGGCTCGACTTCTTAGACAAATGGTTCCCAGAGATTTCAAGGTCACTTAGAGAGAAGGGCAAATAATGATTGGCTATTTACTAATTGCTGGTGGCTTCGGTGTGATCGTGGGGCACTGCTTAGGCCACAGCGGAAATTGGAGGCAGTGGATTGAATAGTCCGGAGACCAAATTGAACAAAAAATATTCTCCAATATATGGCGATGGTATTAGTGTTTCGGCCAATGATGTTCAAATGGCAGTTGATGGTATTGTCGCGACTTTGAGTAGGCATACGAGCAATCTTGCGGAAGCAAAAGCAATTTTAGACTTGATAGATCTTGAACAATACGCTGAATTAAAACAAAAAGCCGCTAAGCGCTGTACCGCTTAACGACCAAAGAAATGTGGTATCAAATGAGTGACCTCATTATATCACAGAAAGAAATGAGGTAAAACAATGGCCAGAGAAATTGGCAAGCAACTTGACCGTCTTGAATCACTTGCATACAAAGTAAGAACTAATCAGTACCTCTTGGATTATTTGAGAGAATGGGCAGAAACCAAGTGCGATCTATTCAGGGATGATGATCCTCACATGACCGATGGTGAGAAGATTCAAGACCGGCTGTTCCTAAAAGACAACTTTAAAAAATACATGGATATCTTGGGTCAAACATCACTCGATATGATCAAATTCGAAGCAGACTTAATGGATGTTCGCCAAAACATTGCCGATCAATACTTCAACAAAGACGGTGACGACCATGAATGAGAAACCAGGTTACTATGCCATTATCCCAGCAAATGTTCGTTATCACGAAAAGCTGTCTGATGGGGCTAAGCTTCTCTATGGTGAAATCACTGCTCTCAGTAATAAGAACGGGTATTGCTGGGCCTCAAATGATTATTTTTCTAGGCTGTATTCAGTCAGTATCAGCACCATAAAAAGACGATTACAAGCTCTTGAAGAACTCGGCTTCATTAAACGAATTGTTAAATATAAGGAAGGAACTACCGAGGTAGAGAAGCGATTTATCAGTATTACCCCTGAGGTCAAAAATGAGCCGAGGTGGGGTCAAAATTGCACCGGGGGTGGGGTCAAAAATGAGCCAGAGAATAATACAAGTATTAATAATACAACAACAACATTAGGGGAACCGGAGCTCATTAATTTTTGGGAGAAAAACGGTTTTGGTTTTATCAGCCCCAAAAACCGCGAAGACCTCATGTACTGGGTAGATGATTTCAAGAAGATTGGCTCAACTGACGAACAGGCAGTTCAGGTAGTCAAACAGGCAATGAGCAACGCAATTGACAATAACGTGCGTCGTTATAGCTATGTCAATGCCATTCTGAAAAATTGGGAATCCTTAAAGCTTACTAGTTTAGAGGCAGTGACGGCCTATGAAGCCCAACGAACACAACGCCAAAAGTCAAAATCAACGTCAAGGCAAGCGACTACAGACGTTTATCACAACCAAGGGGATGTCCAAGATGAAGACTTACCTTGGTAGAGAAGAGGCGTGTGATGAGCAATCTTGAAACTAATCAAGGACGTTTAGCAGCGATCGAAACATTTGCTGAACGTTGTCCCGATTGTGGCAGCCTCTTGTATCGCCCGAAGGGATTGAGCAAAGTCACCGGTAAAAAAATGGCCGGAGTGTGCATGAATTGTGGCTATAAACAGCCACCCACGGAGCCTAAAAACGTCACGCCAGATATGGAAAAAGAGGCTCGCAAGAACCGAACCGTTGGATACTACCTAGCTTATTCGGTATTTAGTACAGACGCGATTATTGCAAAGGATTTCAACAACTTCCATACAGACGGCAGCCTTGGACAGCAGCAGTTGAAACTCTTCGCTGTCGGTTTGTCTAACAAAATATGCCGTAACGAGGTTGTACACGCATTGATTATCGGTGACACAGGAGTTGGCAAGTCACATATTGCTAACGGCATATTAATTGATACTCAGACCAAGACTGGTTATCGCAAAACATGCCTTTTCATTGACTGGAACGCTTTAATGCAGAGACTCAAGTCTGGCATGAGTGCTAATGCACAAGATGTGCGAATGAAGAACGAGAAAATTATGCATGAGATTGGCAAGGCTGATGTGGTTGTGATCGATGATCTAGGTTCCGAGCGTGGTAGTGATTTTGACCGCCAGACGGCTGATGATGTTTTCAGAATGCGGGAAGACAAAGCAACTATCGTGACAACCAATTTGCACGGACAAGATCTGAATAAGAGGTACGGCGAGCGAACTATGTCCCGTATGGCCAAGCACGGCCAAGGAAATAGCTTCGGCGTTAAAGGAATCCTAGATCAGCGAAAAGAGGCGTTGCCTTGATGAAAGAATACGTGATTATGGACACGGAGTTTAACTCAACCAGTAATCGAGCAATTCAAATATCAGCAGTCAGAATTCGAGACGGTCTGCACATTGCAGATCAGTTCAACCGCTTCATTCCATCACCAGATAAATTTGATCAGCTTCACATCATTAGGACAAGTAACATGCGATACAGCGACTATTTAGCTTTACCAAGCCTGCAACAGACAGTGCGTGATTACGTTGCCTGGATGAGAACTACGACTGACATTGTGGGCTGGTCGATTGAAGGCGATGCGGGCCGCATCAGAGAAACATTTAAACAGGGATCACATGGCATCCCCAAGAACTGGAAGTTTATCGACATCGCAGACATCGTTGGAAAGCAGTATAACTTTAATGCTACGCCTCCGCTGCAAGGACTGGCAAATGTTCTAGGCATACCAGCAAACCGTGCTCACAACGCACTAGATGACTGTTTAAGGACGTTCGGCGTTATTAAAGAGCTTGAATCACGAGATGGAAGACTGCTTTGAGGAGAACAAGCTTGAATTTAGCAAAGAAAAAGTAGGAGGAAATACTATGGATAAATTAAATTTGAATCTGAACGAACTGGCTGATGGGGCCATTAAAGAAAAGTTGACAAAGGCATTAGCCCAGGTTGCCAATAACATTCTTGATCCTAATACTGATCAGAGCAAAGCACGAAAAGTTACCATTGCGCTTAACTTTAAGCCTGACGATAGCGGAGTCGTTAAGCTCACAACCGATGTCAAAACAACGCTAGTACCAGACATCAGTGTCACCACCAATGTATTACTTGGACGTGGCGAGGACGGATATATGGAAATGAACGAGCTAAAGTCAGGTATGCGAGGGCAGGAATACTTCGACCCAGATGATAGTACGCTAAAAGACGACAAAGGTATCCCAATTAAAGACGATAAGGCAACAGACGCACCGATTGATTTCCGAAAAATCAAGAACGCCAAGGAGGCCAACTAATATGACAACAGAAGCAGACGCACTTAAATTCACAGCAGAACAGGCAGTTACTGCAAATGGTAAACGAATTATCGAAACAAAAAATCGTCAATTTTTGATTAATGGTAACGGTGATATAAGGGAATTTAGACCAAACGATGGAGCCAACGAAGCGTTACAAGTTCACACATTGACTGCGGTTGTCGATTATATCGGGAAGGTCAGCGAACGTTCTGCCAGTCCTTTAATTGTGCAAGTAGTCGATGAGAACAGTGTATTCGTATTAGGAGAGCTCGATGATTTTGGCAACCGCGAAGTCTTGATCAAGGCCAAGGCAATGCATCCCGGCTACCCATACGGTCAATGGCTGGATTCGGAATCATTCATCATCGCACTACAGGCACAATTCATGACCACTGAGGATAGCAAAGTGCTGCTTAAATTTGTTGGCAATCTTAAAGACGAATCTGCACAGACGATGGTTGATGACGGTGTAAGCCAAGTTGCAACCGCACGAACTGGTGTGGCATCCGTTGGCAAGGTAGTTGTCCCGAATCCAATCTCACTACGGCCATATCGTACATTCCTGGAAGTTGAGCAACCGGAAAGTGATTTTGTCTTTCGGATGCATGAAGGTCCAAAATTGGCACTTTTTAGTGCTGACGGCGATGCGTGGCGTAACACAGCAATTGATCTTGTTTCCGAATACCTTAGTGAGAAGCTTCTAAAATTTGGCAAGCACGTGACAGTACTTGCGTAAGGAGACATAACATGGCTAATAAAGTGGAAAAAGAGTCGAATTCGACCCCCTTTACGGAGAACCAGAAAAACTGTCCATATTGTCATGAGCCACATAAGCTCATTGAATCAGAACTTGGCAACTTCCTTCGAATCGGTATGACTGGTGGAAATGAATGGGATAGAATCGAGCCTGAAAAAATAAACGGTGCAGCAATACACACATGCGAAGCTGTTGGCTTTGATAATGCTGAGGTCGATGATCCAATCGTGATTAACTATTGTCCGATGTGCGGACGCAGGCTGGAAGCAAAGCAATGATTGCCTTCATGCTGCTAATCTCAGGTGCTGCAATGTGGATGTGGGCTAACTGGAAAAGAGGAAAATGAAATGAATTCGCTTTTGATGAAGCTATTTATTTGTGCAGTTATCGTTTTAGTCATATGTGCATATTTCTTTTGGCTGATTTTTGATCATTTAGTTAGTAATAGGCGTAGCAAAATGGTTGAACTTGGCAGCGCGGTGTACGTTGTTAGAATTGGCAAAAAGCAATATGTGTCCTTCTTCAGTGAATATACAAAAGAGTTTCATACGTCGAGCGAAATCAATTCAGCATATATATTTGTGCTAAGACACGATGCCGAAGTCGCTGCGGAAGTTTCTGGTGGGATTGTCTTAACATTGCCAATCAACATTGACGATCCAAACGAACTTAAATATTAGCAGGAATAATCCTGATTCAATGTAAACAAAAAGCGCGCCGGATGAAGGGCACGCTCTGGAGGCCAGTGTGTAAATTGAATCAGGGTAATAATCATTTTGGAGTTGGCCTCAAGATATTGTAACAAAAACACGCCGTAAATGCGACGTGTTGGAGACCATGCATATGGTGTGAACAAATGGAACGATCTAAAAGGAGTTGGCCTCCGTATGCAGTATATCAAAAAACGCGTTACCTAGGCAACGCGTGGGAGGTGCCCGAAGCAGATTTGTTCCCCCAACTATAAGGTTAAAGCACACATAAGAAAGCGCCTCCAAAACGTAGTATAGCAAAAGTCGTCCTGAATTAACAGGACGGCTCAGTCTATCAACCCGAATTATTTGAACAGCAAGTATATCACAAAAAACAAAAGCGCACCATCGCGGCACGCTTATCCTACAAACCCAGACAAATTATACCATAAGGAGTGGACGCAGTGGTGCGAGCAACGAGTTACTTTGGCAAGAGAAGCAAAAAAGATCGAGATGAAACAGCCGCCAATGCTGAACGTGTTTTACTAGAATATCCTCTGGCTAAGTCCAAAACTTTGCGTGGTGCCGTATCAATTCAATCGCCCACTCTTGATGGAATGCCTAGAAATGATACTGTTTCTAATCGTAATGAGGACAGAATCATTAATACTCTTGATGACGAGGATTTGGTAGCACAGTGCGATTACATTGTTAACAAGGCGATGCCAAACGTAAGTAAAGACCCGAACTGGGCAAAGATCATTAAATTAGCGTACTTGCTTCCCCAACCAATGAAAGATATTGCTATTCAGCAACGACTTGGTTATGGGCATACAGCATATTATGATGCGAAAAAAGAGGCACTTTGTGCTTTTGCTGAGCTTTGGCCACCTTTTCCTACAGAAATTGTTACCTATTTCTAGACCGGACACTTTGCGGACAAAGAGCGGACACTTCGCGGATAGTCAACGTCATATGATGGTATTGTGCCAAAGGTGAGAAACCTGAGACACCGCATTTTTCCTCCGAGCCATGGTGATGATAAAGCTGTGGCAAGGCGTGGCAAATGGACTGACTGTGATAGTCAGGCGGGTTCGATTCCCGCATGCCACATTGTCCAGTTTAGCGACCGGACACAGCTTGCGATGACCCCATCTGACACTGGGAAAGCGAGCAAATCGCTGTGGCGGAATAGGTAGACGCTTAGACATAAGACTATGTACGACTCGGTGAGACGCTATGCGTCCGTGGAAAACTTTTACAGGGGAAGTCAGTTAGGCTGCTACCCGTTGATAAGAAATCATAGTCATGTCGGGTGCAAATCCCGACCAGCGATATGTAAGGTTAGAGCCTTTCTAGAAGGCAGAGCGGTTGACAATACCCAATACCGCATAGCAACCGTAGCTCAGATGGGAGAGCGGTGGCATAAGCCTATCGGTCGTGGGTTCGAACCCCACCGGTTGCGTAATCGTCATGATGGATGCACTTGAGTTGAGATGGTATCAAATACAACAGTAGTGCATTCGGCTGGTCCTCATAGCTCAGAGAATGATGACGTTGAATTAGGTTGCGCAGCTTAGTTTGGCTAACTCCATCATCAGCATAGAGCGCACGCTGGAGAAACGTGAGGTCAACGGTTGAAACCCGTTTGGGGGCACATTAAGGCTGATGGCGATTATTATGCGAGCAACAGACAAGGGAAGGCATTGATACCGGTTAAGCAATGCTGAAACGGGACGGTGCAACTCCGTCCGCTCGCTTTGGAGCCTATCACTCCAAGAACACTAGATATCACCTCAATGTAGTATTCCAGTTCGTGCTGGGGTACTATTTTTTTGAGGTGATTGAAATTAAAGCAATAATGAGTTTGGCATCTGCTGATGCGTGGATACAATTTTTTGGTTCGATCATTGGAGCGCTAATTGGTATTTTGTTCGCATATTTTAATACGAAAAGACAGATTAAACGCGAAAAAGAGTCGGAGAAAGAGAAGAGAGAGCGAGAATTACTACCTTATTTTAATATCGATTCCTTGGGCCTAGTTGAAGATAGCTTTTGTCCAGAACAATGTGATGCTCAAGGACTATGCTTTTCTAAAACTAAATGGGAATTGCAGCTAGAATATGCAACAGTGTTTTCAACGTTGGTTCCAATTCAAAATGTAGATGTCTCTTTGTACACGAGATCGATTGGAAAAGTTTCACAGAAGTCTCTTGGACATATTCAACCGGGAGTTAAGGTAAATGTTCTTTTTTCGAAGCAAACGTATGAGAGCGACTATGCTAAATCAAACAAAAGCGATTCATTAAAAGCGTGGGAAGAAGACATTGAGAATAAACTTAGGGTAGACATAAAGTGCAAAACCGCTTTAGGAAACGACGTGTTTTTCACATACGGTAATGACATAAATGCAACTTCGTATTACAAAAATGAGGGAAAATGGACACTTTATTCTGGAACTGAAACGAATGGCTCTAAGACTAGACTTGAGGACAGTCTTTAACCATTTTTTCTTATAAAATCATAATTCATATTTGGCGCTTCACTTCATGTGAGGTGCTATTTTTATAGTCAAAATACAAAATAAGGAGATTTATAATCATGGAGAAAAGCGAATTTCTTGAAGGCGTGAAAAGCGTAGTGGATGTTTTGAACAACGAAATAGAGTTCTACAAAGAAAAAGAAAACCCATCATGGAGTAGTCAAAAAAATGATGGGTTTCATGAAGGAGTTAAGTATTGTCATGATTTAATTATGAGCGTTTATAAAGACGATGAAGATGTAGTGAGTGGGAAAATTAGCCTATAATTTTTTTCACAGCCTCTTTCCAACTCGGTCCGTGGACTATTCTTATCACGTCATTGCTCCTAAGAGACTGTAAAGACAATCTGTCAAGCTTAGAGAAGTTTTTCCAATTATTCTTAAAAATATATATTGCATTCCCATATCTAAAGTTTTCAAGAAAAACGAATCCATTAGGCAAAATTGCGCCTATATAGGCACTGAATTTTTGGGTTCCTCGTATATATTGCGTGACGTTTATTGATTTAAAAAATGATATTCTATCCGATATTTCGGCTTGCAATGGTTTAACGCTATTTTTCCTGGTAGCTGATCGGGACAAGAATCCGAGAATGTCTTTTTTCCCCCTTGGAAGAAGCTCCCATTTAACATTGAGGGTAGCAATATATACACTCTTAGTATTTGAAAATGGAAATACATCGCACGAACCAAAGTTTTCCTGCAGTAAGTTACACTGATATAATAAGCTGTAATCAAACCCCTCTTCTTCTTTTTTTAGTGGGGTATCAATAACGGCGCTGAAGAATATAGAACTGTCATCTTCGGATATTTCACTTATTGAGACACGATAGTTCCTTGGCATAATGTGTTCCTTTGGCCAGGCAAGCACTTCATGTTCGGAGGTGTGCGAGCCCCTTGACCAATCGCCAAAGTTGGGTCCATAGGTATACCAAGTTTTTAAAACCTTAGGAAGGTCTTTACGTGTTATCTCCTGTCCATACAGGTTTCTTTTTGAGAATACACCACATTTTGGGCTGGGGGTAAAAGAGTAAGGTAACGCTGTGGCTAATGGTATACCATACTGACTTAATCCTTCTTTTTGATAGTTCCCCTTATCTATAGCAAATGTGGTTCCCACGGTTATGATATCATTGTCCATGGTACCCAGCTTTCCTAGTATCTGGTATGGAATCTTTCTTAGATTTTTCTTTCGTTTTTGCATTTTTTAATTTCCTCCTTGACACATATGGTAGCTCAAAAAAATCTGATAAGAAAGCGCTTTTTGTCGCGTGAGTAAGCACTCCGCCAAACGGTGAGGTGCTATTTTTGTGCAACAAAAAACCTCCGGCATAAACCGAAGGTGCCCGAAAAGAAAGAAGAAGATTTTTAAGAGGCGCAGAAGTATTAGTCCTGCAAAAATAATTATACCACTATAATTAAAAGAAAATCTAAAAACCGATTACACAGAAAAAGCCCTCTGAGCGATTAACTGAGGGCCTGGCTACCGGCGTTTGCTGAGGTGAAACGACAGTGCCAAAAAAGAGTATAACACATATAGCAATAAATCGGATTCAAAAAGCCCTCAGAGGTCGAAGTGTCTGAGGGCCGGAGAAATGGAAAAAATGAAATCCACTAGTGAGTAGCAGCGATTGACTTGGAGGAGAAAAGCCACTACTCACGCATATATATTAGCACACTCCTTATAGAAGATACTAAAAAAGCCCTCGGTTGGGGGCCGAGAGCTAAAGAGTGGGGTATTACCGAGGAGTGAAAATGAGTATTTATTGGGAACAATTTAATTTTAGCTTATCTAAATTTTTTAAGCAACAAAAAGCCCTCGGGGTCGAGTCCGAGAGCCAGAGGAGTAAAAAATGAAAAGAGCAGCATAGTTACATGTGGCTCACGGTCATTATATTTCGGGAGGCGAGTAGATGCAATGGACAGATGAACAAATCAGCGGCATTAGGAAGCTCGCCTCTGAAGGCTTTACCAGACGAGAGACGGCCGACAAGCTAGGGATTAGCTATGACGCGTTGCAGGGAAAAGCAAGACGGCTTGGCATCGAGTTCAAAAGGCCCCATAAGAATGAACATGATTCAGCGAAAACAGATAGAAAGAGCCAACCTATTGATAGAAAGGTAGCTCTTAATGCTGATGGTAGTCAAACAGTCACGGCCTTAATGAGACTCAAGCATGAGCCAAATAAAGACCCACGAGCTTTGATGGAGTTGTGTGGATACGATCCTGATAAGTTCGAGATGGTCTTAGGCGACTACAAAGTGTATGAGCAACATAGTACCGAAGACGGCACAGTTCCGCAGTACAGCATTCATATTCGCGTAAAGCCGAAACAAGGCTTATCGATAAGTGAAATGGCTGAAGCGTTCAACGACAAAATCATTCCGGTCAATTACGGCATGAAGAAATCGGGCGATCGCAACTTAGTCATCCCATTGCCTGACCTGCATTTTGGCTGGACAACATTCGCCGGTCTAAAAGACATGGTGAGTCAACTTAGAGAGATCATCATGGACGGCTACAACGAGATTGTGATCGAGCAATTGGGAGATCTATTCCATAGTGATCAGATTCATGCAACACAAACGGTTAGAGGAACGCAATTAGATCACGCAAACATGCGCCAGGCATTCCATGATGCAGTGAAGCTGTTTGATCAAATCGTTCCGCTGGCAATTGAATATAGCAATCGTGTCTCAATCAAGAGCGTGTTCGGTAACCATTCAGGTGATCTCGAATACGCTTTTCTTTATGCGCTGATAGATCGCTATCCGCAAGTACACGTTGATCTCAATGACAGTAATCCGGCAACCGACTGGCGCTGTGCATACTTGCTAGGGCATGTTGGCATTATGCTCGCACACGGAGATGTAGCCAAGGACAAGCTGACAGGGCTTTTTCCATTTGAGTACAAAAAGATATTCAATATGGCAAAAACATACGAACTTCACTCAGGCCACTATCATAGCGAGCGGTTTAAAGATGATCGTGGCATTATGTGGCGCCAGCTTGGAACAGCAAAGCCAAATGATCCTTATGAGATTAAGAATGGCTTCACCACGGGAAAGCATTTGCTGTATGCGTTCGTTTATGACGACACGCGATTGAGGTGTACTTATGAGCTCAATTAATGCGATGAAGCGAGTCGGTTACGGATATGTGAGCCACACAGAGCAAGCAATCATTGAGAAACTATCGAGAGAAGAGAAACACATGCAAGCAATCATCTACACGAAGCCGCACTGTCAAAAGTGCCGGCGAACAGTATACAAGCTGTCACGTGTCATGCCAGTGCAAACCATCACAGCAGACGCGGACGACTACGAGCGGTTTCGCAAGCTGGGCTATCGATCAATGCCAGTCGTGACAATCTACACAGCAGATGGCACGCATGATGAATGGTGCGACTTACAGGTTGACAAAATCAAACAATACACGGAGGGATAAGCATGTTTAAAGTAGTGAAACGACCAAAGGAATACATTGCAATCAAAGTGCCGGAAGTTTGCGAAGACGTTGGGAAAATCGTGAGCGAGGAAGCGGAGAAAGCCGGCATCCGGTTAGACATTACTACGTATTATGCGGATGGTAGAAGATGGGCTACTAAAGTTGGCGTGAAAAACGATGAGGCACAGACTGCAAAACGTGGATCGATTATCGTATGCAAAATTAGCCAAGACGGTAGTAAATATCCTGAAGCGGTTGATGTCATGGGTCAGGAAGATTTCGATGCAGAATTCAATCCCGCTAACAAAGACGGCCAGAAGATAACCGTTACGTTAGATGCAAACATCGATCCGCTTATGGCCAAACTTGACAAGATCAAGAACGCGGTCGAAAACATCAAGGCTGACGCGACACCGGAAGTTTCACCCACCTTAACTGCGTATGGTCTATGTGATGCTAAGTTGCCTGAGATCGAAGGCGTCGAGATGCCTGATCATGTCGGGTTCAGTGAATCGTTCATTGCAGAGCTAGACAAAGAACTGAACGACTATCATCAAAAGCAAGCTCGATATCGAGGGGTGATTTAGCATGTGCAACTTTGCATTATTGCTGACACTAATATTCGTGCTGGCTAAGCTGTTCGGCTTGATTGCATGGAGTTGGCTGTTAGTATTCATGCCACTGATAGTTATGACTGCTGTGCTGGTTTTGTTTATCGGATTGGGGATCGCCATTGGATTACATGAGGAGTGATGTCCATGCCAAGTAAGAAGCTTGCCTTTATAAATGGCAGACCACAATTGGTTGATGCAAATGCTCGTGTTAGATCGGAGGCAGATAGGCAGTACAACCGTGTGCGAAATGAGCAGCAGTCGGACTACCTTAAGTTCTATCACAGTAATGAATGGAAGCAGCTACGTGAGCAGATATTGATTAGAGACAACAGCTTATGCCAACGCTGTGGCCTGCAAGCCTCATTGGTTGATCATATTGTTCCAAGCGAAGATGACTGGGAAGACCGCACGAACGCGGATAATCTGCAGGCTTTATGCAGGGACTGCCACTATTGGAAGACGAGACGTGAGACAGCCAAGCGTAAGAAGGGACAGCATCGAGCCATGAAGATTACAGTAATCGTTGGCTATCCAGCAAGTGGCAAGTCAACGTACGTCAAGCGGCATCAAGGACAGCATGACCTCGTCTATGATTACGACCATCTCATGACGGCGTTAACAGGCTTGCCATTACATCAGGGCAATATAGACGCCAATGATTATGTGCAGCTAATCTATGAGCTGATACTGCGGAAACTTAAAGCAGAGCAGACCTTTGATCATGTGTGGTTAGTCATGACATATCCAGATGAGAAGCTAGACACGTTGCTTGCTAGTCGAGATGTCGAACACATACTCATCGACACTGACCGAGACACATGCATACAGAGACTGTCTAAGCAAGGTCGAGATGTGAGTCAACTCATCAAAGTGATGAACAAACTTGATGAATTGAAATCGCAAAACAAATTTAAAAAATTCAAAGAAATAAAAAATTAAAAAACAAATTTTAGAGAATTTATCGGGCAACTTCACGGTCTGGAAACGGCTAGACCCCCCTTCCATTTTTATCGGGGGTTACATTTCTCAGAACGAAAGAACGGTCGGCCTCTTTTTTGCACCCCAAATTGTAACGATTTTTAAGGTGGCAGGGGTAAGCACAGCCCATTTTATATAGATATTAGGAGGTGAAGTGGGAAATGGCTGGAAAATACAAAGTGCTGCAAATGTCGAAGGGTGATTTGACCAAAGAACGGCAGGAAGCCAAGCTACATGCGGAATTGATTGCCAAAGATGGCATTCCAAAGCTTCAGGTAACGCCTCCTAATCATCTTGACCCAGTCGCAAAACAAGAATACAAGCGAATCATCGAATCTTTGGGGACCTTACCACTTAGAAATCTCGATCGCGCCGAGTTGGAAAATTATTGTACATGGTATTCGGTTTATAAAAACACATCGGTCAACATGAAGCTGGCTTTAAAGAATGGAGATCAAGATGAGTATTATGCATACGTTGGCATCTTGAATAAAGCAACGGCAAATATTAAAAGTCTAGCCAGTGATCTTGGGCTTAATGTCAACAGCCGGATGCAGATGAGCATGCCTAAGACCGAAGCACAGAAAAATGATTCAATCATTGATACTTTTGGCTGACTGCGATGGAGGTGATATTGGTTGGCAAAATTTAAGGATCCAATGCCTAATTTCATAAAGCGTGTGCTGGACGGTCGTCTTATTACCTCTAAGGCGGTTAATCTCGCGGTGAAACGGCATCAAGAAGATTTGAAACGAACAGATTGGCGATGGCATTATGATCCACATCTAGCGGGAAAGGCAGTTAAATTTATGGAAATTCTGCCAGAACCAAAAAGTGGGAAACCACAACCATTAGCACCGTTTCAAAAATTCATTATTGGCAGTATATATGGCTGGGTTGATAAATATGATTCAAATATAAGGCGATTTACCGATGTGTTCATTTCGATGGCACGGAAAAACGGCAAGTCGCTTTTGATTTCTGGTGTCATTCTTTATGAGTTTCTGTTCGGAAAGAATCCAGCCAACAAACGGCAATTATATACCGCTGCTAATGATCGCAAGCAGGCCGGCATTGTATTCGGAATGGTCAAAGACCGATTACGTGCGCTCATGCGGAAAGACCCTGGCATCAAACGAATGGTTAAGATTACGCGAGATGAACTTGTCAATTTAGACGACGGGTCAACAATTCGTTCATTCTCTCGTGATACAGGACTTGTTGATGGCTATGAGCCCCACGTTGCGGTGGTTGACGAATATGCCAACGCTAAAACAACAGACATGATTGAAACCCTTGCCTCAGGGCAGGTGTTACTGCCTAGTTATCTGACGTTCATCATTTCAACGGCTGGATTCGACATGAACGTGCCGATGTTTCAACAAAATTATCCGTATGCCAAAAAGGTGTTGTCCGGTGAAGAAAAGGCAGAACGCTATTTTGCATTTATTGCTGAACAAGACAACGTACAAGAGGTTGATGACCCCAATTCTTGGATCAAATCGAATCCGCTACTTGACGTTGATACCTTACACGGCCAAATCAGTGATTATCTGACGACTAAGTTAGCTCAAGCTCGTGCTGATGGCAGTCTAAACGCTAAATTGGTCAAAAACTTCAATATTTGGCGACAAGCTACAGAAGACAGTTATCTGGATTTCGACGCTTGGAAAGCGGCAGAGTTGACCGACAAACCTGATATTCGCGGGCAAAGAGCATGGATTGGAATTGATGTCGGTCGTACAAGCGATCTATTCGCTATTTCTTGGCTAATCCCCCAAGAGGGCTGGTGGTGGCTTGATGGTTATGCATTTGTTGCTTCAAAAGGTGGCATCGATAACAAAATCAAGACGGATCGGATTGACTACTTGGCTGCTGAACAACACGGCGAAGGCGAGATCAGCGGCTTAGAGTCAGGCATCATCGACAACGATCGGGTATATGAATGGCTCGAAGACTTCATTGAACGTAATGACTTAGATGTTCAAGGCATCATGTACGACCCTTATCAATTTGGACCAATGCTAACGGCAATTGAGAAGAATCATCCTGAGTGGTCGATGGTACAGGTGCGGCAAGGAACGCTCACGTTGTCAATGCCAACTAAGCAGTTCCGCGATGATGTTATAGGCGGTCGCATAAAGCATTCAGATAATCGCATTATGCAGGCCGCCGCAATGAACGCGGTTCTAATGTCTGACAACAACGGCGTCCGTATTAATAAGAATAAGTATGCCAACAAAATAGACATGATTGATGCCACGCTTGATGCTTATGCCATCGCTTTCAAGGAAGATTTGGACAACTATCTGGACGACGATCGTGTGTTTAGTGACGACTTTGGTTTTTAGGAGGTGAGAACGTGAATGGGAAACTAGCTACCTTTTTTAAGATTTTAGGTAGAAATGTACCCGGAATCGCTGTTGTTTGGGGATTTCTATTGACCGGATATGGTGCATTCTTAGTTAACAAACCAACTGGGTTCATGGTGTGCGGGGGATTGCTCTTTGTTTTAGCGTTCATTTTGTTGCTTCCTGACGGTAGTGAAGGGAGGTGAGATGAATGAAGCTATTTCGAGGATTGGCAACCGAAGTGGATCCTCACTGGGCAGATCATTTGCTTGATTCTGGGGTAATCCCATCATTTCGAGGCGGGTATCTTGGCATTTCTGCCTTACGGAACTCTGACGTGCTTACGGCTGTATCGATTGTTTCGGGTGATGTTAGTCGTTTTCCGCTAGTAATCACGGACAGCTCAACCGATGAGGTTGTTGACCTAGCCAATATTGAATACTTGATGAATACAAAGGTAAACAAGCGGCTGTCGGCCTACCAGTGGAAATTTTCCATGATGGTCAATGCGATTTTGACTGGCAACGCTTATTCGCGTATTGTGCGCGATCCGATAACCAACGAACCAGCTATGTTTGAGTTCTATGCCCCATCACAGACGCAAGTGGACACAAGCGACCCAGATAACATCATCTACCGTTTCACGCCTTACAACTCTAGTATGCAAAAAATATGTGGATTTGAGGACGTCATTCACTGGAAGTTCTTCTCATACGACACAATCATGGGACGCTCACCGCTGTTGTCGCTTGGTGATGAGATTGGACTGCAGGAGTCAGGCGTTTCAACGTTACAGAAGTTCTTCAAGAGCGGCTTGAAAGGCTCAATTATCAAAGCAAAGGAGAGTCGCCTGTCCGCCGAAGCACGTCAGAAGATTCGTGAAGATTTTGAAAGGGCACAGGCAGGCGCTGATGCTGGATCACCAATTATAGTTGACGCAACGATGGATTATCAGCCGTTGGAAGTTGATACCAACGTTCTTAATCTGATTAACAGCAATAACTATTCAACAGCGCAGATTGCGAAGGCTTTGCGGGTGCCAGCGTATCGATTAGCCCAAAATAGTCCTAACCAGTCTGTTAAACAGTTGGCTGATGACTATATTCGCAATGATCTTCCATTTTACTTTGAGCCGATTACAAGTGAGTTTGAAATAAAGCTGCTTGATGACGCGCAACGGCACCAATATTGCATAGGATTCGACACAAAATCAGTAAACGGATTGCCGATTGCTGACGTAAATACAGCAGTTAATGGCGGACTGTGGACTGGAAACGAGGGACGTGCGGAGCTTGGAAAGAAACCGTTAAAAGACCCGAACATGGATCGTATTCAGTCGACACTTAACACAGTGTTCCTTGATCAAAAGGAAGCTTATCAAGCTGAGCATGCAGCAGAATTGAAGGGAGGTGATAATAATGCCAAAGGAAATCAGAATGGCAGCGGCACCAATGCAAATTCGTGATGGTGATGACGATCATCCTACGGTCATCGATGGGTATGCATTAAAATTCAATCGGAAATCTGATCCAATGGGATTCGGTGACTATTCATTTAGAGAGCAAATTGACCCTCATGCCTTAGATAATGCTGACATGAGTAATGTAGTTGCGCTTTTCAATCATGATCAGAACCAAGTGCTAGGACGAACTGGTATCAATTTGCAGCTATCAGTTGATGACACAGGGCTGAAATACACGCTGACGCCTCCGGACACGCAGCTTGGCCGTGACTTGCTGGAAAACGTTCGTCAGGGAATCATCAGTCAGTCGAGCTTTGCATTTACAATTCCTGATGATACCGATGCCCAAAAATGGACTCGTGATGGGGATGCTGAGGCTCCATACAATCGCTTGATTAGATCAATTGATCATATATATGATGTCTCTCCAGTAACCACGCCAGCATATCCGGATACTGAAGTAAAGGTCGGAGCACGATCGTTGGAACAGATAAAAGCGCTAGATCAGCCGCCAGAATGGGAACTTAAGCGGCGTAAGATGCTTTATCAATTGAATAAAGAGGACTTGCTCAAAGGCATCGAATAATCGGTGCCTATTTTTATACAAAAAATAAGGAGGGTCACTAGATGACTTTAGATGAAAAATTAGCTGCTGTTAAAAAGCAGCTTGATGAAAAGCGTTCAGCGTTGCCAGCTATGAAGACAGAACTTCGTTCTTTACTTGAGGGTGAAGATTCAGAGGAAAACCTGAAGAAGGCAGAAGGCGTTCGTGCCAAATACGACAAGGCAGATAAAGAGATCAAAGATCTTGAAGAAAAACGTGACTTATACGAGGCTGCGTTGAAAGGCAATGAACAGCCAAGCGGGAAGAAGCCTGGTCATCCGGAAGAGCATAGCTATCGCGATGCACTGAATGCTTATTTGCATACTCGTGGTCGTAATACTGATGGCGTCAATTTTGAAAAGACAGAAGCTGGTGAATTTGCAATTTTTCGTGCCGATCCTACCGATGCCAGTGATGCTGTAAATGCAGGTGTTAAGGCAGCAGATGCGGCCGTGACCATTCCGGAAACCATTAGCAACAACCCGCAACGTGAATTGCAGACTGTTGTTGATCTGAAACCTTTCACGAACGTATTCCAAGCCTCTACACAGAAGGGTACTTATCCAACAGTTGCAAATGCTACAACCAAGATGGCTACTGTTGCCGAGTTGGAAAAGAACCCAGCAATGGCAAAACCGGACTTCAAATCGATCGACTGGTCTGTTGAAACGTATCGTCAGGCTCTTCCAGTTTCACAGGAATCTATTGACGACTCCGCAATTGATTTGGTTGGGTTGATTGCCCAGAACGCACAACAAATTAAGGTCAACACGACTAACAGTGCCGTTGCAACTCTGCTGAAAGGCTTCACTGCCAAGACGATCTCTAGCATTGATGATTTGAAGCATATCAACAACGTGGATTTGGACCCTGCGTACTCTCGTGCAATCATCGCATCCCAGAGCTTTTATAACTTCTTGGACACAGTTAAAGATGGCAATGGCCGCTACTTGCTGCAAGACAGCATCTTGACCCCGTCTGGCAAGAGCGTTCTCGGTATGCCGATTGCTGTTGTATCTGACGACACGTTGGGGGCAGCAGGCGAAGCACACGCCTTTTTGGGCGACATCAAGCGGGCTATTCTGTTTGCTAACCGCGCAGACTTCATGGTGCGTTGGACGGATGACCAGATTCACGGTCAATATTTGCAAGCTGGTATGCGCTTTGGTGTATCTGTTGCTGACGAAAAGGCTGGCTACTTCCTCACATACGTCCCAAAAGCGTAACGCCTGACGGAGTGATTTTGAGCCAGAAAACGTTCACGGGTGGTGTCGGTGCCACAAAAGATATCACGGTGACAGTCACTCCTGATGGCGCTCCTCAAGCAGTCGAAGCTGTGTCGAGCGATGAAAGCATCGCTACGGTTGTTAAGAAGTCCGATGGTGTTTACACTATTACCAATCTGGCAGCGGGCACAGCGACAATCACATTTAGCACTAATGGCATCAGCTCAACACTTGCTGTTACTGTTAACGCCGGGTAGGTGATTACTCTTGGCAGATACTACGCTTGACAAAAGCCCACTGACTGATGAACAGTTTCAGGTTCTGAAAATGTACTTGAAAGTTGATCAGACAATCGAAGACCCAATGATTATGCAACTGGTACATGACGCTTGTGGTGAAATCAGTTCGGCTATTAGTTTTGGATCAAATCCGGAACAGTTTCTTAGCAATCCAGAAACTCGGGATCGTTTCTTCACAGCGCTCATGAAGCAAACGAAGGAAGACTATGACTACCGAGGTATGGGTGCTGAAGTCATGCGCTTTCCGTTGCAAACATCAACCACAAATATCATCAATCAGCTTCGCTCAGAATTGCCGAAAGAGGATGGTGATTCTGATGCGAACTAATCGAATGACTGAGAGAATTACATTCGTTAGTTATGAGCCAAAAAAGGTTAACGGAGTTCCAGTTGATGGAGAACCCATTGAGCATATGACGGTTTGGGCGGAGGTTCCTAAGGTACCGATCAGAGAAGCAAATGATCCACAGACGAAGTTGGGCACTCGCAAAGACAGCCCGACTTTTTTAGTGCGATTTTTGACCACAGAGGAAATCCAAACAACTTGGCGAATTCAGTGGCGTGGGAAGGAATATCAGATCACGGGACTTGATCCTGATTACGAGAGGCGCGATCTGACAACGATTACGGCAAAGGCGGTGAGCTGATGGGCGTAAAAGTCACAGGAGATGCTGAGCTACTTGCTAATCTTAACAAGCTCCAATTTGGAGTTGCAAAAGAAGCTCGAGCCGCTGTTCGAGATGGCGCACAGAAGTTTGCCGACAAGCTAAAAAGCAAAACGCCTGAGTGGAACGGTGAAACTGATATGAAGGGACATCTGAAAGATGACATCAAGCTTTCAAGTGTCCGTGAAACGAGCGGCGTAACAGAAGTAGACGTTGGATATGGAAAAGATACCGGATGGCGAGCCCACTTTCCAAACTCTGGGACCTCTTTGCAAAACCCGCAGCATTTCATTGAGGAAACGCAAGAAGTTATGCGGCCAGTTGTTATCGCTACTTTCCTAAGTCACTTGAAGGAAGGCGGGATGTAATGGCACCCGAAAAACGTGTTTATGACATCCTGTCAGCCAATTTGGATATTGCTGACAAGGTGTATATAGGCACTCCAGACTTCAATAACCAGACAAGCGTAACTCCTGAAAGTCTAGCTCCATGGGTGAGAATCACTTCTTTGCCCGGTGATGCTGCTGATTATGCTGACGATTCTAGAATCCTAGAGTATCCGAAAGTACAAGTAGATTTTTGGGTGGACAACACTGACTGGGATCAACAAGAAAAAATTGAAACACAGATATATCAAGCACTACATGCGGCTGGCTGGGAAAGATATTATCGCAACTCCTACGTTGATGGTGACACTCCAGCCCTCCGTATGACAACAGGATACTTTCAGTTTCAAGGACTACCGATTGGCTAGTCCTTTTTATTTTCCTAAAGGAGGATTTTAAATATGGCAGATACTGCTGTAACAACTAATAAGAAGTTAGCAAAATTTGGGGCTTCGGCCTTTGAATACGGGGTTGTCGGTGATGACGACTTTGTACCAAGCACACGAAAGATTCAAGGCTTATCTAGTGTGAAATTGGATATTAAAACAGAGCAAAAGACGCTGTCCGCTGATGATGGCCCGTACTTGATTCTTTCTGGTGGTATCACAGAAGCAACAGAAACAATCGAAATGTACGATGTTGATTCTGTTATGAAGTCTGATTTATTTGGCATTAAGGTTGTTAATGGGGTTGAAGTATATCCAAAGAACCTTAACCCTAATTACGCCGCAACTTTGTTCCGTACAAAGCTATCGAATGGGAAGTACGTTTGGGTTGGTATGCTCAAAGGAATGTTCTCACTTCCGGGCGTTGATACCAAGACTGTTGATGGCACACCAGATCCGAGTGCTGACAGCATCGAAGGTTCATTTATTCCTCGCGGTGACCAAGACACTGGCAACGTTGTGTTGATTGGTCGTGAAGACAACGATGGATTCGATTTCAATACCTTCCACGGCTATGTATTCCCTAAAACTGTTGAAGACGCAACTATTGCCCCAAAAGCGTAGTCGGCGTCAGTTTTGAGAACAGTTCGATTAATCTTGCGGTTGGCGCATCTACAGCGCTGAAAGTGCAAATTGATCCGGCTGATGCCGCAAATAAGCAAGTTACTTTCAAAACGTCAGATCCCACAATTGCCACCGTCTCCAGTGATGGAACTGTGACTGGTGTAAAGGCAGGGTCTGCAACCGTAACAGTCACAACTGACGATGGTGGTAAAACTGCCACCGCAACTGTAACTGTGGCTTAGCAATGAACTCGTCGCCTTATAAATGCACAATACGCGAACAGCGGGCGGCTTATACCTAAGGAGATTAAGCATGGCATATCAAATTAAACTAAATATCAAAGGTGAAACGTGCGTGTTCACACGAAATGGAGAACCAACATTACGTGATACCACGAACGCCTTAAAAGTGCAGCAACAACAGTTGCGCATGTTAAACCGCAAAGATGGCCCTTCAAACGATGATTACGATGAAAACGAAAAGAACCTAGCTAAATTTGCGGTTGATTTCTGGAAAAATCAGTTCACTATCGATGACGTTATTGATGGCTCGTCCATTTCTTTAAAATCGCTGGATTCAATCAATGATGCCATTGGCGATTCTCTAAGCGATGGTGAAGAGGATAAGAAGGACACAGCAAAAAAATCACCGAAGCGGACGTCAAAGAAGCCATTAGCAACCTTGACGACTTCTACAAAGCAAGGCTCTCTGAAGGCTACCGATTAGCTGACGTTGATGCTATGACGCTCCGCGATATTGAAAAACTTAACCAGATTTACGAGGAACGGGAGACCACAATCGACAAGGCCTTTCCGTTCCTTTTCTAATTCTATGAAAGGAGGTAAAACATGTTAGGAAATCTCGGACAAATTGCGGCCACCGTAAGTTTGAACATTGATCCGTTTCAAGTAAGCCAGCGAGTTTTGAATTCTTCAATTAAAGCAACTGCCGCTGAGTTGCGGGCTCAAGATGCTGCGTTTAAGGGCTCTGAAAAGTCTATCAACAACATGCGTTCAACCTATGACACATTGAGCCGCCAATCAAAGAACTACCAAGCTCAGCTTCAGAAACAGCGAGAACAATATGATGAAAATTCAAAAGCAGTTGAGAAACTTAACAAAAGTGAGACTGCATCGCAGGAAGAAATTAATCGTGCTACAAAGCTGCAAGCTAATGCCGCCTCACAGTACAATCGAACTGCAGCCGCTGCTGCACAAAATGAGAATCGAATGGCAGCTTTACGTAAAGAGATTGCACTGCAAAGTGACGGCTGGACTAAAGTATCAAACGGTGCGTCAAAGTTTGCGTCTGTTACCGAAAAGGCAAGCTCTAAGCTAACTAGTTTTGGATCAACGATGACAAAGACAGTGACTGCTCCAATTGCCATTGGTTTTGTGGCAGCCGCTAAATCGGCTATTGATTTCAACAGCCAGATTCAAGCAATGGGACCTTTGTTGACAAATGGGGGCGCGATTACTGCCAAATATCGTGCACAGCTTGATCAACTAGCGTCAGCATCTAAAAAGTGGTCGGTTGAATATGGTGTTTCCACGTCTGCAATTAACGACGGCATGTCAGAAATGATCAAGCGTGGCTATACCGCTGCGCAAACTTTAGGAGCGATGCCTGCAGTTCTCAATGCGGCAAAAGCGTCTGGTGATGATTTCAACGATGTTATGCATGTTTCTACGTCCGTTTTGGAGCAATTCGGCCTAAAGACAGAATCAACAACGGGAATGCTTAAAAGCACGTCTCGTGTTACAGATACTCTTACCTATATTGCTAATGCTACTGCAGCAGGATTCCAAGATATGGGCGAGGCAATGACGTACGTCGGGCCTTCTGCTCATGCTGCTGGTATTTCACTCGAAGAAACAGCGGCTGCTATTGGTATTATGAGCAACAAAGGGATTGAAGGATCAGTTGCTGGCACAGCATTACGTGGCGCTTTAACAAGATTGCTGAAGCCCTCTAAGCAAAATCTTCAAGGCTTTAATGAATTAGGCATATCTGTTGCTGACTTCAAAAAAGGAACTCTAACTCTTCCAGATATTCTTGACAAAATCAAGAATAACACTAAGGGATGGACGGACCAGCAGCGTGCTTCTGCAGTTGCGTTGGCTTTCGGCACTGAAGCACAAGCCGGCATGAATGCCTTAATTGGCGCAGGTGGCGGTGAGCTACGCAAATATACCAGTGAAGCTGAGCACGCCAGCGGGACAACCGCCAAAATTGCTAACCAGTTAAACAATACTGATGCCGCTAAAGTGAAGAGATTTCAAGAGTCGATTCATGTTTTAGGAATTGAAGTAGGTCAAAAGCTTCTGCCAACATTGACCCCTCTCATCAAAACAGCAACCGATGTTGTCAATGCCTTTACAAAAATGGACAGTGGTACGCAACAAACCATTATCAAATTTGCAGCGTTTGCGGCAGTTGTAGGGCCAATGAGTTCTCTGATTGGTGGAGCTTTAAAGCCTATTACTGCTTTGAGTAAAGGAATCTCTGGAGTTGCAGGAGTCATTGGCAGGTTTCGTGTTGCTGGCGAGCTTGGCGTATCAGGCGCAAGTAGATTAGGATCGGCTTTTAGTAAGACAGCCTTTGAAGCTCTGAAGATTGCACCTGCAGCAGAAGCGGCAGCAAAAGGAACCTCTGCTTTAGGAACGGCAACCGACATTGCTGCCACTGGAGGAACAGGATTACTAGCAGCACTAGGACCAATGGTTCCAGCCGTTTTAGGTGTTACAGCAGTCGTCGGTGCCGGTGTAGCCATCTGGGAGTTGTGGGGCAAAAAGGCTCTTGAGTCTGCTGACAGAACTTCACGATGGGGTACTGATATTGGCGCCGATGCCGACCGATCTGCTTCCAAAATGAAAGATGCCTCTGGGGCAATTTCTGGTGCTTTTGATGATACAAACCACACAGTCACCCAGAATGCTAAGAAGATCTCTAAAGGGTTCGATGATTTAACAAAAGCTGCAAAAGAAGCCGCTGATCAGTCTGAAACTGCAGCGAAGAAATTAGCTAAGAGTCTCGGCGGTGAAGCTGGAGAAAATATTGAAAAGCAGGCCGCAAAAGAAAAGGCAGCTAACGCTAAGCGAATCAAAGAGATGGAAGCCAACAACGAAAAGGCCCAAGCCATCACTGCATCGTTTAATAAGAGCGGAGCACAAATGACGGCTGACCAGTATCAACTGTTGGATAACTACCGTCGTAAAAATGCCGCACTGGCTGTCAAGACACTACAGATTTCTGGATCGCAACAGAATAATGTTCTTAAAGCTGTCCTTGGTGAGAGAACACGAATGTCTAAGAGTGCTGCCCTAGAGCAGTATCAAGATATGTGGAACGCCTCTAACAAGGAAAATAGCGCCTATAAGGCAGCACAGGACAAGATCAACACCGAGTACAAGAATGATGCTGCCATGCGTAACACAGCACTTGAAGGCTTGGAAAAAGATCACCAGAGCAAAATGAAAGTCATCTATGCTGGCGCAATTCAAGCCATGAAAGCACAAGGGACATCGCGCTCGGAGATGTTAGCGGAACTTCAAACTGACTTCCATCTGACAAGCTCACAAGCTGAGTCTGCCATGAATAGTTATGAGAAGTCTATGGCAAAAGGAGTTAAGAGTAACCGAGATTTTGCAGCCGCGACTGAAGGATTTGGTAAAGCCGCTCAAGAAGCTGGTGATCATTGGAACAGTCTTGTTTTTGACCCTAAGACTGGAAAGGTGAAGACAAATCTTCCTGAAGTACTACAGGATACAGCCAGCACTAAGAAAGGCTGGCAGCAGCTGAAATTCGATTTAAAGAATGCCAAGATCACTTCTAATGCGAAGCAAATGATTGTTGAAGCACTTGCTTCTTCTGAACAATGGCAGAAATTGAGCGTTCCCGAAAAGAATGCAATTATCCGTACTCAGGGACGCGAGCAACTTGCAGATATTATGGATAAGTTTGTTTCCTGGAATAGTTTGTCGCTTAAGGATCAGCAAGCAATTGTGAAGGGCGATTACACGCCTTTAGTAAACGCTTTAGTCAAGAGCGGTGATTGGAACAATCTCACCTTGAAACAGCAAGAAGCCATTGTTAAAGATAAAGCAACAGTGCCATTAGTATCTTCACTTCAGCAAACCGGCGAGTGGCAGAAGCTCGACTTAAAAGTTCAAGAAGCGATTGTCAATGCTAAAGGCAAGAAAGATCTTGAAGACATCCTTTTTGACATGGGAGTTTGGAACAAACTTCCAAATACGCAGAAATATGCAACACTGGTTTCCCTTGGCAAGCAAGACATCGCTGATATTATCGATCAGCTAAATTTGTGGAATACACTTACACCAAAAGAAATTCAGGCTGTCGCAAAGGGCGATACCAGCTCTTTGGTAGCCGCTATTGATAAAGCAAATGACTGGAATCGATTAACTCTTGGCCAGCTAGAAGCAATCGTTAAAGATAAAGCTTCTGCAGGCTTAGTCCAGGCCATGATCAAAACCGGAGAGTGGAATGGCCTATCAGTAGAAGAAAAGACTGCTATTATGCAGACCAAAGGCAAATCCGACTTAGCCGATATGGTTGTTAAATACGGTCTTTGGAACAGTCTTCCAAACTCTACCAAAAGCCTGTTGATGAACGATTCCGATGCTCGTACCAAATTAGAAAAAGCTGGAGTTGCAATTGATCAATACAATTTGTTCAAGAACCCCAACGAAAAAGGGCTAAAAGCAAATAATGCTGATGTGCTTGGAAAAACAGAAGAAGCCAAAGGAAGCATTCAGAAATACAACGAAGTTCTACCTGGCTTAAAACTTTTTAATGGAGATTCTAGTGGCGTTAAGAATGCTACTAATCAAGGAAAAGGAGCTATTTTTCAATACAACGGGGTTAATCCAGCATTAAAATCATTGCTAGGTGATTCAAGCAGTGTCAATAGTGCTTCACAGTCAGGGCGGAATAGTGTCATTTTATTTAATGGAACTAACCCAGTGCTGAAGCCATTTAAAGGGAACTCTTCAAGTGTTAATAGCGAGTCGTCAAAGGGGCAAAGCAGTGTTCTGATGTTTAACAGCAAGGAACCATTAGATAAATACTTTAATGGCCATGATAAAACTAGTGGGCCTGCTGCTGCAGCAAAGCGGGCAGTCAGTTCCTTCGGCGGTGATCAGACGATTACTAAAACGTTTAATTTCGTGGCTAACGTAAGCTCAACAATTGCTAAGCTTCTTCACCTTAAGAACGGCACTTCTGATTTTTCTGGGAACGGATTTGCGATGGTGAACGATGCCTCCGGATCTAACTATCAAGAGCCTATTATCACTCCTAATGGCAACATGTTTATGTTCAAAGAACGAAATGTGGTTTTCCCGCTTGCTCGTCACTCCATGGTTATCCCTGCTGATAAGGCTCGTCGAATGAACATTCCACGTTTTGCTGGTGGCACCACAGACTTCGGAGGCGCTGCTAATAGAATAAACCAATTAAATCCGCAAACCTTTGTTACCAGCATTTCTAGTGGTAGCAATAGTCGTGTTGAGGACTTGCTTGCAAGACTGATCGAACTAACAACTTATCAGATTAATCATACACAACGTACTGAAGGCAAAGTAATGCTGGAAAATAACCGCGAAATTGGCAAATGGTTGTACCCAACAATTAATGAGCTGGATAAGCAAAACACAATCAGAGAAAGACATGGAAGAGGTGTTTATTAATTGGCGAACTTGATATTTGGAGGACATAAGATTGGCAGTTCCGTTCTGCAGTTTAGTGCTGCTAGGGGAATTACATCAGAAATTGAAAACACTTCCCAGTCTGTTGGAATTAGCGATGGTGAGATGCTTATCAATAGTCGTCTTAAGTCTAGAATCATTCCAGTAACTTATGATTTTGTGGCACTATCTCGTCGTGAATTTGAACGGCAGTTAGCGCCACTACTTTATAGCACGGATGTTCAGAAGCTAATCATTGATGATCGCCCTGATGAATTTTGGTATGCAAAAGTTGACGGCAAGATCGACATGGACCGAGCTTATTTTCTTGGCACTGGTACTATTAATTTTCTGGTTCCCGATGGCATTGCGCACTCGGTAGCCACGCAGACGTTTGACAATATGCCATACAAGGACGTGCCGGTGAATCTGCTGACGGGAACAAACGATGCATTCACTATGGGTGGAGGCATTCCAGAGACAAACTGGGACAGTAGTCGCTTGCTGACCAGAATAGGATTGCCAGTCACGGTCAGCGCCCCAGAAGTCTTACCACAGGGCAATGGATTTGGATATGTACCAACGGTTGGTAATACGTACACACAATCAATTTTTGTTAGCACTAATGCTCCAGTAACAGGAAATGCTGTTCAAGTATCGTGGTATACACCATATGCTCACAATACGGGAGGATCGGACTCGCTTGTTAATGTTTCCGCGAACATATATAGGATAGTTAGCACGTTTACTTGGCCAGCTGCAAATGCTGGGAAAACATTACGCGCCATCGATTTGTACAATTTCACGAAAGTTTTTGATTTGACTAAGGGCACTTTTCTATATTTTTACATGCCAAAATTAGAGGCTGGTGCTTCTGCTTCTCCATGGTCACCTAACCCAGCGGATCCTGAATATTACGCTGATACCATCACGGTACACAATGGTGGTACCTATCCTGTTGAGCCAGTTATTACGGCAACTATGCATGCGGATAACGGCATGGTTGGGATTGTTAATGATCGCCCGGGTATTCTCCAATTTGGCACGCAAGAAATAGATGGCTTCATCACCGAAGAAAGCGAAGTAGCACTTAACTTAGCCGCTGTTCAAGGCTCACATATGGATAATCAAGCCGCCACAAACAATCCCTATTGGGGTGGTGATCCTAGTATGCCTAATGAACAGATCGGTAATGCGATTTGGACTCATGACGATTATGATGGCTGGAAGGTTGAGCCTAATTGGCCAAGCATTACTGGTGACCATAAGTATTGGAACGGCCCTTCAATCAAGCATGATCTCGTACAGACGCATAACGGTAACTTCAAGAGCAATCTGACTTGGGATGTCATGACGCGCTTTCAAACTGGTGTAGCACAGGTAGGTGCGCTCGAGACAACGTTAGAAAGTGACGGAAAGCCAATCTTCCAGATGATACTAAAGGATAATAGCGCATTGTCCGATCAACTTTGGTGGATGTGTTACTACAAAGATCAACTGGTCGTCAATGAACAACTTGATCGTAGCATTTTCACTAACGACAAGTTCATTCAGTTGGAATTACAGAAATTTGGTAATTCAGTTGTTTTCCGAGTGTCACCTTGGGTTGGCAATCAAGGACAAGAGACGACTATTACCCGCCAGTTTACCTTTGCGGACGCTGCCGATACTGAAACTAAACAATTTTCCACGTGGTTCATGCGAGACAAGACATGGGGCGAATCGACCATGTATCTGATTGCGTCTACTGTCAAATGGCAGAACGTCAGTTGGTATACGAATATCAAGAATCGATTTAGCAATGGTGATGTTCTCAAGATTGATGTGGCGAATGCCAAGACATACTTGAATGGTTCTCTTGACCCAACCATGCACACGATCGGTAATCAATGGGAGCAATTTGAACTGCCACCCGGTGATACTGAGATTGCTATCACGCCCTCGAGCTGGGCACAACCATTTGCATGTGAAGTCGAGATAAGGGAGGCCTGGCTATAAATGGAGTATTACTTTGCAGATCGAAAATCAAACATTTTGGGTGTTGGTTCGACTGATGGCAAAGGCGAATGGCGAATTGACAACGATATAGAAACACAAAGTGTTGACAATCGTCCTGCGGTCGAGCTTTCTCTTGATATTCACTTCACAACGGATCAGGAACAAGCAGTCAATGAGATGGCCAAAGAAACCAACTTCATTCTTTATCAAGACGAAGAAGGCAACGGCCACCAAATGGTGATCGAATCGGTTGAGCATGATTCACTAGGCCATATCCATTCAATTGTTGCTAGTGATGCCGGTAATGATTTGATTAACGAAACCGTTGGTGCGTACAAGGCCGACAAACCATATACGATCGCTGAATACATTACAAGGTTTACAAATGATTCCGGCTGGGAGATTGGCATCAACGAATTCCCCGACAACGTCCGAACACTTGAGTGGACTGAGGAAGCAACTTCACTTGCTCGCATTATTGCCGTGGCAAAAGATTTTGATGCAGTGCTTAGCTTTGGATTTGAGTTTGTTGGAACGAATTTGGTTAAGCATGTCATTAACATTCGGCATGAAACGGCCGGTGACAGCTTGATTTCCTTTGAAATGAATAAGGACATCAACAACATCGTCACTCACCGCGATACCTATGACATGGAAACATCGATCAAGGCTTATGGAGCGGTGCCAGAAAGTACGGATGGATCAACTAATCAGGATCCAATTAACTTGATCGGCTACAACTGGACTGATCCAACGGGACAATTTGTGCTTGATCAGTACGGGTTCTTGCACGACACCATTGCTGTACAGAAATATTCACGTTTGTTAAGCAACAGTAACCCTAACCCAACACAGTCTGACTGGAATCGGGTTAAAACGTTTGATTCAAACTCGCAGGCGGCACTTTTGCAGGCAGCCTTAGCAGATTTGAAACAGTATAACCATCCAAACGAAACGTACGATATTGATTTGGTTAACTCACCATACGTACCACTGAATCAAACCGTCCACATCGCCGATGAGAATCAACAGCTATTCCTGTCTGCCAAGGTATTGAGCATTCAGCGGAGCCGTGCTAACCATTCAGTCCAGTTGACTTTGGGCGAGTTTGCACACGAGACCGTCAGCTTTGACGAACGTCTCAGCAATCTTGCCAACCAGATGGCCAACATGTCTAAAACACTTAAATTTTATCCGTGGACCCGCTATGCCGATGATGATAAGGGTACTAACATGTCAGCACTGCCTGCTGGCAAAAAGTATAGGGCCATTGTTTGGTCAGACAAGACGTCAGTTCCTAGCGATGATCCGGTTGATTATGCTAATCGCTGGGAGTTGATTCAGGGCGAAGACGGCGCTAATGGTAAGCCTGGGCCTAAAGGTGACGATGGCATCAGCAGCTATCTTCATACTGCGTATGCTAATAGCATCGATGGTAAAACTGATTTTTCGGTAACAGACGCTAGCGGCAGATCTTACTTCGGGCAGTACGTTGACGAAAAGCAAGCTGACAGTACCGACCCGACACGCTACTTGTGGGCGTTGTTCAAAGGACAAGATGGCCGTAATGGTAAAGACGGTAGTGATAATGTTCCAGTTGTGACGGTTGGCCCGAGTTATCCTGCTAAACCAAAGGCTGGGGACCAGCACTGGTTAACCGACGAGGACGGAAATCTTGCCGCTTTTGCCATTTTTGATACGACAAGTGGCTGGGATTCAAAGCCAATTGCAGCCAAAGCATTAAATGTCGAAACCTTTAATGGCATGACTTTTAATGGGGTCACTTTTAACGGATCTACCTTTATCTCATCTTTCAACCACATCCAACCGGATGGTTTTCCAAATACGATCAGTGGGACAACCAAAATTAGCGGTGGCAGTATGGTCACAAATGCAACGCTGGATAGTGATAGCAAGCAGACGTATCAATCTAAAGTTGATCAATTGGGCTTGGTTAGTAAGTCAATGTACAACGGTAAGGAAGTTAGTTCCGTTGATGCACGCCAAGGCATGCTCACACTAAAATCTTTGTATAATCCATCTGGACAGGATGTCACGCTTGCTTCAACGTTTACGGCGGCTGATTCAGTTTTCTATCAGCATATCGACAGTGGCCTTGAAACCAATGACGTTAAAAGTCTGAAAATTGGATATTCAAGAAAAGGCCCAAATGTCACCATTGGGATTGCTTTTGAAATGAAAACTGGCAACGGGTGGGTTAAAATTGCCAACATTCGACCAGGATATAGTCCATTTAATAATGATGATGCAGCAAGGTTACTCGGTAGCATGTCGTATACGGGTGCGGCCTGTGAATTGTATGTTTCAGCGGGTGGAATTTATATCATTCCATGGCGTGGGCAAGGCGGGTATGCTGGCAGCTTGGGTTTCATTACGCGTGATGCGTATCCGATTAATGATGCGGTGGTGAATTAAGATGAAGATTAAGATTTGGCTAGATGAGCAAAACCGACTGACCAACTGGGCCTATGAAGCGGGAAATGCTAAATTGGGCCCAACAGAGGACGGTCAACAAATCATAGAAGCAGATGACGTGTCTCAGTTTTTTGAGGGTCACGCATCTCTTATAGACGGCAAAATCGTTGCCGATGAGGGTTACGATCCGGCTAATGATCATCCACTCCCCGGACCGTCACCAGAACATCAGATGATTGCTGCACTTACTCTTGAAGTAGCACAGATGAAGGCGGCGAAATCAAGTGACTAATTATGATAAGTGTGCACTACTTTACAGTTGGGGAATTGATTTAGCGCCTTATGTACCAGTCATGATTACCCCAGATCAATACAAGCAAATTACAGGCAGTGACTATGTCGCCAGCAAAAGCTAGCGGCTATTTTTATGGAAGGAAGTGATGACAATGCTAAATAAAATCAGAGATCACCCGACACATACAGCACTCGCCATTGGCATGGTTGCCATTGGCTTGTTTCTGATCATCAATGACCATTATTTCATCTGGCCCCCACATTACTCTGACTGGTTAAACGATGACATTGTGGGGTTTTTGTTTGTCATTGATGGACTCGGGATTGGGGATTGGGTGCTATGGGAAACACAGTTGGCAGTGACCAATCGTCTGTTGCTTACGACTACCAGCTTTTTAATGTCGTTCTTGACAATACTGCAATTCCTGACCTCAATCTCAACTGGAATCTACTCAAATTGGATCAGCAATGCGATCATAACAGCCTTTGTGCTGATTCTGGCACGAAGGAGTGACAGCCGTGACAGCAGCGATAACTAAAATCATTGTCGATTCTACTCCATATATTGCAACCATCGTTCCAACGCTTATTGCTTATCTGACCTACAGAGAAGGTAAACGAAAGAACAGGCATGATGAGCTTGAGGACATGAACGACAGATTACGTACAGAAAATGACCGTTTGAGACGTGAGAATGAGCGTCTCAGAAAGGAAAACAATCATGAATAATTTGACAGAACTTTTGGTATCACTTGCAGTAGCGGCAGTCCCAATCATTGGGGCTTGGATCTCAAAACAATTGCTGGCTAACAAACAGGCGCTCACTTTGGTAAAGGTATTAGGCCCATTGGCAAACGCTGCGGTAACAGCGGCAGAGCAGCTTGGTGTGACACAGGCGATTGACGGTGCGGTCAAGAAATCGACTGCCATTCAGGCTGTGAAAGACGGCTTAAAATCGCTTGGCTTCACCAGCACAGACGAGCAGACAATTGCCAATGCAGTTGAGAAAGCTTTTGCGGATTTGAAAGACAGCCTAGCAGAAACCTATCCGCAAAAGACAGTCGATCAGGAAGCATCTAATCAAGACAAAGTAGCGGCCGCAGCTCAAGCAGCGGCAGATGCAGTTAAGGCTCAATTGGCACCGGCATCTGTTGCCCCACAGCAATAAGGAGGGCACCATGAAATTTAAAACTAAACTAATCACCTTGGTAGTCGCCTTTTTGGCGGCTATTTCTTTTGCCCTGCCATCGCAGGTCAATGCGGCCAAGGGAGACCAAGGTGTCGACTGGAGCCGGTACCAAGGAGATAACGGTGTCTTTGGTTATTCCACTGACAAGTTCGGGATCTCTCAAATCGGTGGCTATAGCGGCTACGGCACATATGAGCAAACCACGTATAAGACACAGGTTGCTTCTTTGATTGCCGCTGGCAAGCGGGCACACACCTATATTTGGTGGCAGAATATCGACAACACGAATTTGGCCAAGCAAGTACTAGATCATTTCTTGCCAGAGATTCAAACACCAAAAGGGTCGATTGTTGCGCTTGACTATGAAGCCGGATCAACAAACACGGCAACCTTGCTGTGGGCACTCGACTATATCCGCGATGCTGGCTACACACCAATGCTGTACGGCTATAAGAGCTTCTTGATGAGTCACATTGACTTGTCACAGATTGCCAGCCACTATCAGCTATGGCTTGCAGAATATCCAGACTACAATGTAACCACTGTTCCGAACTATGGCTACTTCCCGAGCTTTGATAATGTAGGGATCTTCCAGTTCACGTCAACTTATCGTGCTGGCGGCCTTGATGGCAACGTTGATCTAACCGGTATCACTGATTCAGGCTACAACGGTAGCACGACAACCGACAGCGGTAAGACCTACGTCAACCCATCAACCAATACACCGGCAACCAACGCGGGTCAGCAAGCCAACAACACCACACTTAGCCAGATCAAAGCAGGCGATAGTGTTAAGGTAAACTTCGGCACAACCCGCTGGGCGAATGGTGTCGCGATGCCTAGTTGGGTTCAGGGCAAGACGTACACCGTGCAGCAAGTATCTGGATCTAACGTATTGCTTGGCGGCATCATGAGTTGGATCAATCGTGGCAATGTTGAATTGCTGACAACGACTAATGTGCCGTCAGTAAGCTCTGGCTCGACCTACACGGTTCAGTCGGGTGATAGTTGGTGGTCGATTGCTTACAAATACGGCATGAGCATGTATACGTTGGCGGCTAACAATGGTAAGACGATTAACAGTGTCATTCACCCCGGAGACGTTCTCCGAGTATCTGGCACAAGCTATTCAAGCGTAGCAAGTCACGCGTATTACACAGTCCGCTCTGGTGACAGCTTCTGGAGCATTGCCAGCAAGTATGGCATTAGCATGTACACACTGGCAGCCAATAATGGCAAGTCAATCTACAGTCTGATCTACCCGGGCGAAAGCCTGTATATCAGGTAA